AACCTTTAGCCGCAACAGCAATACTACCTAATGCAACACTCATTTTTACAATGGCTTGTACTATATCGTCAATTTGTTTTGGATCTAACTTATTAACAAAGTTAGCTAGTGGTTCAATTGTTTTTAATATGCTAGCCTGTAAAGTTTTAAAAGCCATATCTAATTTGTTTTGTAAATCAGCGGCAGCTTTAACGCTACTTGCATAAGCTTGACTTTCTTTCGTAGCTTGTGCAAACTGCGAACTTACACCAGTTAAACTAGTTGAACGTAAACTCTTACCAAACAATTCTGTCTTTAATCTTGCCTGCTCACTAAGATTGCCAACTTTACCTAGGCCATCGATGGTATTAACAAACAACTGTTCAGAACTAAGTGTTCTTAAATCTTCTAATGATATACCAATACTAGCAAATGCGGCTTGTGCGCTTACTGCGCCATCGCCTGCTTTGCCTAACGTTTCATTAAATCTTAGTAGTGCTGTATTAGCGTCATCTGCTGTTCCACCATTAAGTGCAACTGCTCTACTAAAGCCAAGTATTTTATCAACTGCAATGCCAGTAGCATCGCTTACATCTTGTATAGCATCTGCGAACTGTATTGTTCTAGTTATAAGACCAGTTAGTGCTATACCAGCTATAGCCGTTTTTAATTTAGCAAAGCTATCATTGACCGCTTTAACTTGAGTATCAATCTTTTTAAGGCTATTGACTGCACCTGTCGTGTTTACGTCAACTGTATAACTTAAATCTGCCATATTACTTTCCCTTTAATATTTGATTCATTCTTTTTTCAATGAAATCTTCGGTTGGTTTAGTCATACCGTCTGGTGCTTGCTTACTATAACCTTCATCTAACTTCTGTGCATAGTTATAACCAGCAACAATCTTATTACCACTTAGTCTAGTTTTTCTTCTAGCGTTACCACTTCGCTTAGGCGTACCTTTTACAAATTCAGTAAAAGCTTCTTTAGGAATATTTGCTATGTGCTTTTCTATTCTTAATAAACTTTTACTCATTGTATTTTTTGTTACCACAGACATTACTAATCCTTATTCTTATTCAGTAGCGTCAATAATTCATCTTCTGTAAAATCAGGGATTGGGTCTCTGCCATTGTTCATCTGCTTCTTGTGATGATAATTTTCAAATGTCATTGCCATATCCATAATATACAAATCGAATGTATTACTTCTATTCAACACTTCGCTAGGTAGCATTCCATAACGCTTACCTAGCCCGTCTATAGTCAGTATGAGAGCCATCTTTTCAGACTTAGGATCAATACTGTCTTGAGTTACTTTCCCAGTAGCTCAGTCACCTTACCAATAGCCTTCATTAAAACGTGTGTAGGTAGCATAGCATCGTCTTTTAATATTTCTTTACCCTTATCATCAAGGATCAGTGTGCGAACAATACCAATGATACCTGCTGTATCATTACCTGTTGCGTTTGCTAGCTTCATAAACACATCCATAGGTTGACGATCCCAAGTCCAGAATTCGATTGCTTCACCGAACTCTTTGATGGTATCTTCATCATCGATATGAATGTCTATTAGTTGGGGTTTTGCTGTAAGCTGTGAGAGTTTCATTTGTTATATCCTTTTAAATTATTGTAATGTATTTATTCGTTATCTGTTAGTTCTTCTAATAGTTGATTTAGAAGTGCTAAACGAAATGCTTGTTTTGCTTTTAGTTGTTTGACTGTTGCCATCATATTGTCTAACATAGGCATCATCTTTGCTTCGTCTGCAATAAGACTACGCAACTTTTCTTCATTTGTTTTATACCATACTTGTTCTGTCATTTGTTTTCCTTATAAAAAAGGGGATACCTTTTGAGTATCCCCTATCTTCCCATCTATATTGAGATTAAGGGTTCTGGTTTGAAACCATAGAACCATTGACAGCCAATGTCATTGGTGTCACCCATACAGGTGCATCAGGACTTGCTGTTGGTGCTAATGAAGAAATAAATCCTTGACCAGCGTAGTAGTAAGCGTTAGCAGTAGTATTACCGCCATTGATTACCATTTTGAATTGCAATGGTATCTTGTTGATACTCAAATCAGATATGCCATAAAATGTCGCACTGTTTGCAGTAGCATTTGCGTTACCAAAGAAAACTTCACCATCGATAACCATATTCACAGAAATCTCATTGTCTGCTGGTGTTGTTAACTTATACATATCTGTAGAACAGAAGTCGATGTATGAGTATACTCCAGTAGAGTTTGTGATTGTTACGTCCTGTAAACAAGTAACTGATAATGTGTTTGCTATGTTTCCCCAGTTAGCACTGTTGCTAATGAGGTCTGTACTTACCAACATTGTTGGTTGAGTACCTGATGTGTTAACTGTAATTCTTGCCATTTTAGTCTCCTTGTATGTTGGCGTTATGTATTAAATTCCATTCGTAGCATTCTGAATGTCCAGGTATGCTTTTCTGCTTGTGTTGGTCCAAATGTACGAACTTGGTCAAAAGTTCTTTCAAAGTATCCATCCATTAATTGAACGCCATCGTCTTTGACAGCAGTAACTAAGTTTCCAATGATACTGTTAACAGCAACATTGTATGGATCGTCTTGGTAAGAAATATATGTTATATTAAATTCGTCACCTGCGTTGTATATTGAACCACAGTATTGTATTCCTAATTGATTAGGATTTCTATCTACTGTATGAACGTCACTTATGTAGATACCATATCGTACAACTTCGCTATCGCTAGGGAAGTCTTCAAAGATTGGTACGTTCCACAATTTAGGTATGTCTCGTCTAACAACTGCAACAATTTCATTTTGCGTAACTGTTGGACTGTTCAATACACTATAAGCAACTTCAGCCATTAGAAATATCTCCTATCTCCATTAAAGTAATCAACGTCTGCTGTCCAATTTTCTTCAAGCTTTGTCGTTGGTCCTTGAGGATTATCCATATATAAATCATAGAAATTCATCAACTGCAACGCTTTTGTCCATTCATCTTCACATCGCTTTTTAGCGAATTCATAATTCTGAACATCAACCTCATTCATGTTAGACACATCGGTTACTAAACTTTCATAGAAAACTAGTATTGCACCGAATGTGTCTAAACGAATTAATGTTTGGTCACTCTTAATGAGTAGACTTGGATTGAAACTTGAAATTAACTGACCGTCTGGCAGATTAGCATAATAGTAAGCACCTAACACCGTGTCGCAGTATTTCTGCCACCATCCGAACTCTAACTTATAAAGCCACTCTTGTGAACCGACTTTAAAATAGGGAGCCCAATCAACATTAAGAGCCGCCGCTCTACGCTCCGCTGCCGGATCGTAGAACTGTATGTCCTCTACTGTTGCATTTGATATTCGTTGATATGGTACTGACATATTATATTATTCCTAGACTTAATTCAAATTAGTTTTGAAGGATGTTAATAGCTCCGCCTCTACGCAAGTCACCAACGCCAGAACCGAAGTATCCAACACCAGTTAACCAAATTTGCAAGCCACCTGGGATTTCACCAGTTTTAAGTTGCAAGCCTTCTTTCATTACTGTAAAGATTGCGCTATCGCCCATATAAGCACCAACTAGTACTGGCAATGAAGCTTGACCTACAACAGTACGTGAAGCACTTTGTAAGAATGTAGTGAACATAATCATACAGCCGTATACTGATTCAATACGACCTGTTGTTAGTAATTCATTACCAAGAGCAGATAGGTTAGAACCACCACTTTGTGATACTGCACCGCCTGTTAGTTCAGCTAACAAACGATTCAAACTAGAACCAACTTGTCCACCAGTGTAACCTGCTTGTGTCTGTGCATCACCATTGCTATCCATAACGATAACTGGTGTACCAGGCATACGAGCTACTTTAAAGTTCTGCTTGATTAAACGAACAGTATCTAAAATAGTATTTGATGTGAAACCATCAGTCCAAGTACCACTAGTGTTAGTAGCACCGATAATTTCCATAGCACCTAATTGCAAGACACGATCAAAACCGTCAGCACTTGTTGCGTAGTATGTATTACCAGGAGTTGCTTTGAATGATAAGAACGCCGCTGTAACACGTTGGTCTACCTTCTCAGCGAAACTCTCGCCAAGTTCAGCGCCTAATGTAGCTGCCAATGTGAAGCTTGTTGTCCATCCGTAGAAGATATCAAACGCTGTTTGTGCAACTGCTGGAGTTGCAGTGATTGTACCTTGACCCAATGAAGGATTCTGTACAACAGCATTACCAGCACCAAATGTACCACCGGTACCGTTAGCATTGTAATCCTGATACGTGATTGGTGCGAAGTTAGGTACTAAGAATGTTTGACCTTGTGTAGGTGCAACCACGTTAGTAAAGTTAACTAGACCATTTGATTCGTGCATAGCACGTAATGCGAAATTTGAAATCGCTGTTGTAAAACCATCGCCCTCGTTATTTGGGCCGCCTAATACGTATGCCATAATTATTCCTTAAATTAAATTTTGTTGGCTCAGAGCACTTTACGACTTGAACTAGATACTGTTGCTGATACGCCTAGACCTTTTAAGCCTACACCTTTACCTAAACCATTCTTGTTAGCCCACGCATTGAATGCGGCAGGGTCACGTGAATAGTCTGGTATAGTTTCTTCTAACGCACCAGTAAAACTACCTTGTCCAGGTCTTAAACCTGATCCAGAATTGGAATTGCTCTGTCTTAATAACTTAGGATTACCCTGAGCTACTTCTGTTACCAATCCCTGGATTGTAAGTGGCATACCATCACTACCGTATCGTTCTTGACCTTTTTGATTGACAATAGCATATGTGCCATCATCGTTCCATTGAATATTGTTCTTCACTTTATTCAATGCATAATCAAGTAAGTCACTATCAAACTTGTCACCCATTGCTCGCTGAATATCGCTATCAAGTTCCTTCTCACGCAATGCTTGCTCTTTACGAGCAAGATTTTGTGATAGTTCATTGAAACGTTCGTGCAAGTCGTTAGTTGTTACACGTCCTGAACTTTGCTGTACTTTTGGTTGTTCCACTGGCTGTACGTTGCCACCGAGTTGTTGAGCAGATGTTCTAGCAACATAAGCAAGAGCATCTTCTACACTGGTAAAGTTCGTGCCACTAGCATTGCTAAGTGCAGTCAATAAACTTTGTGTAGTACTCTTACGAATAGCACCAGGGTTTACCTGTTCTTCGCCACCTTCTTGCCCTGGGGCTGACTGGTTTGCATTAGTCTGGCTGTCGTTGCCAACGAAAGATTTTTGATCCATTTAATTTTTTCCTTGATTTTACGTTATCACCGAGTTTGTATTGTATTTATTACAATTAGTTTATAGGCAGTATTATCTACCTGCTGTACCACCTAGCAATAATGCAGGTGCTACTTGATTTGGATAGTAGGTTAATCCTACGTCTGTTACTGGAGTTCCAGCACCACCTAGTATAGATGTATTGTCTGATTCTCCGTTTTCATTATCGTATTCAGCTTCTTCTTTACCATCTTCTTCACCATACTGTTCGTGTTCTGGTATCATACTAGGTTCTAAATCTCTGCTTAATACTTGGTCATTGTTTTCTTGCATCAATGTTTTTAGTTCACTAGATGGAATCGTATTGATGTAAACTTGTTCATATTCTGGTATGTCTTCAGCAGGTGACAGCAATGCAATGATTTCTTTTGTAATCAATGACTTAACGATCTCATTCTCACCAGCTAACTCATTAGCAGACTTAATTAATGCCATACGATAGTTAGTATCGTGTGCTTCATAGTCAGTGTTATAGTGTACTTCACCAGCCCAACGTTGATCCATAAAACGTGCGGCGTAAGTGTAAATCATTTCTTCTGTGACTTCCATCAGTCTGGCTTTAGCTTTAGCAGTTCTGTGTAGTTGTTTGCGTTCTTCAATGATAGCAACGCCTGACGCAATTTGGTTCTTACTTGTGCGTAATCCACCTAGGCCAGTCAGTGCTTCTATCTGTTCTAATAAATTATCTTGCGTTCTAATGATTGCGTCTACGTCACCAGTATCGATTGCAATAGCTTCAATCTGTCCTTCATTAGCACGAACAATAGCACCTGCGTGTACTGGAACACTAATGCCTTTATCTGCACGAATGATAGTGTGAGCAAACTGTAATGCTGTATATTTTTCGCATTCTAATTTATAATATTCTTTTTGTGCGTCACTTGCGCTATCAATATCACTTACGCCACATTCCATGGTTCTTGGGTCTCTGCGACCATATGCTATGAATACAGGTACGCTCATACCAGGTGGATATGTACCTTCGCCTATTTTCTCAGCTGGTTGATTTTCTTTACCAGGTCCTTTTTGTACTTCATAGCTTTCCCAACGTGATGGAGTTGTTGCATCGCCCAAATGATAGCACTTGATGTAGTAACAATCTGTTTCTTCCATCTCTTTGATTTTAACATATTTGAGCAGTGGTCGACCACCGTAGTAGTCGAACTCCCAGTCCCATACATCCAATGGGCTAATGGCACACACATATGGTCTGCCAAGATTCCCTTCTGTTGCTTGGGGCATATCGACTGCGACCCAGCAATGCCCAAATATACTTGTTAAATCTCCTACACCTTCCATAAAGCCATTCATACTACGATTAGTTAAGTCGGCATCTAACTGAAACAAATCAATCCATTCATTATTCTCAGGAGCGATGTGTTTACCTTGTGGTGTACAAAACTGTAAATTGCGTTTGATGCCTGGCTCAAACAATACATCATTGATAGTATCAACAATGTAACGACAGATAGGCTGTGCTACTGTATTAGCTACTAAGTCAAGATAGAGTGTGCTATCTTCACTAGGTCTTTTCTTGCGAACAGCTTGTTTAAATGTAATGCCGCCAAGATATGCGTATTGATACGATAACATCTGCAAATAGATGTTGTCGTATACTACATTGCGTTTTAGTAAATCACGATTGTTGTACATTGTTTTGTCTCTTTATATCGCTTAGAGCGAGTTCTGTTGATTTATGCATAATGTATTTATGCTTAAGGTTTAAGCTTACACTTATCTCCGTGATATCTTGCATAGCTATTGTTTGGCATTGACTGCATACAATGTTTGCAGGTTGTGCGAGGTTGTTTCTTACCAGTCATTCCGCGTTGCGCTAATACACCACCAAAGGGCCTATGACGATTCTTTCTAATCATATCATGCATATTATCTTTCATCGTGCCTAAGCTTAAATGACTAGGATTGCAACAACTCTTGTTATCACAGCTATGCATTACTACTAAGCCTGCAGGTATTACAGTATTGCTATGTTCTTCGTAACTTACACGATGTGTTGTTCGCATTTGTTTGCCATCACGTATCATACCATAACCAATGTTGTTTTTACCACCTTGCCATTCCCAACAGTTAGAGTGTTGGTCTACTACAAGATTGCGTAACAGTCTGTCCATTAATGGAATTCCATTCGTCCATCCTTTACTTCTACCCATTCTTAAGCCCATACTTGAAAATCCTCCACAACATCACCATTCATAATCTCTTCCCAGCTCGGTCCACCTGGATATAATGGACTCTCAGGCATATGCTCTAAGCCAGGTTTATTCTGTCTCGCAAAGCGTTGATCCATACCTACAAACTCATTGATAGGTAAGCTGTCGTGTTGTATCGGGAACAGATGATGTATGCCATAACGTATGCAATCACCTAATCCGTCAATGTGTGCGTATCTACTCTCACTGTACTTGACTAACTTCTTGCGACTACCATCTTCGAAATGATATGTTTGTAATGCTTCTAATAAAAACTTATCATCTGGTTGCACAACTAATCCACCACGATTTATAAAACCGTTGCTAGTATTATCTGTATCTGTAATCAATGGATTACTCTTACGTGTATTCACAATAGTAAAGCCATACTTCTCTAAGATGATACGATCTGTTACGCCAAAGGGACTTGTAGTATCACGATTCACTTGTGTTCCACTCATATCGATAATACTATTGATTCTACGTTTAGGAAAATCTTGTCTAATCGCATCAGCAATACCTTCTGTACTACAGTCGGGTATCGCATAACTTTTTAATATCTCTATCGTGCCTTCTTTATGCCCACTCTTTTTAACTTGAGCAACAGTAGCGCACATAACCCTTTTATTAAAATCGTGGAATGTATATAAATCACCACCAAAGTCTTTGACTTCACGTGTGTATTTGTGTCTGTCCCACGTATAAAAGAACGCATCACTAACACTTTCCCACTGACACATATAATCTTGATTGAACTTTAATGGGCTGATGATACGTTTCTGTTCATCAATAAAGTTTTTATTACCACTACGCATTTGTAGGTAGTTGTAATGACGAACAACATACTTCTCATCATTCTCTAGTGCTAATGTAAACAGATCGTGCAGTGGACCTGTGCCGTTAGGTGTACTAATCACAATCAATCTACCTTGCGTATCAGCTTGACCTACTCGAGGGCGCAATCGATTTGTTATTTCTTGCAGTGTATCTTGCGTATAGAGTGCGGCTTCGTCAGCGACCCACACGCCTACGTTAAGACCACGTAAGTTCTCACGTTGTTCTGCGCTTTTACAGCGAATGAATACGCCATTAGGAAACTTAATTGTAAGCTCACTATTATTAATATCTTTACCATCAGTTAATCCAAAATGATTTATGCAACTATGCTTTAGAGGTTCCCAAATTAGTGACTTAATCATCGCACCTGTTGGCGCACTGTAGATTATGTCTTTACCTTTATGGTATCTCGCATCACTAGCAAATAGTGGTAGGGCGATACTGGCAAGAAATGTCTTACCACTACCCACTGGAACAATATCCACACAATGTTTGTCAGTAGTGAGCCAGTCATTTAATATTGTTGCTTGCTCGCCATATAGTGGTATCTCTATATTATTCATTCACACTGTAACTGATTGGAATCTCTTTCCAATCACTTAGTTCTTTTGTTGGAAACACAAAGTTATTGTTCATTGATTGACCTAATGTAGTCACATCAATCTCTTGCTTATCTGCAACAACTTTGTTCAGTATCATACTCTGATACTTCTGTAATAAATGCTTGTCATCACCTAGTCTAGCTTGATGATAATCTTCTGCAAAGCCTTCGGCAAAAGGTTTGTCAGCTTGTTCTATAGCGGCTAATATAGTTTGGGCACTTAACTTCTGTGTCGAGCCCTTCTTGCGACCACCACCTACACGTGCGCCACCTCTACCTTTTTTAACTATTTCAGTCATCTAATAATCCTTCACTGCGTAATATGTTTCTAGCCCATGTTAGTCCTGGAGGGCCTCCCCATAACAGATACGCTTGTGTGCCAGGCGTATTCTCTCCTGGCTTATAATACACTTCGGCTCGACTTAAAAAGCTATAGGTTCGTTTAACTGTATCTAAACTAACTTCTCGTCTATTTGCAAACTGACTTGCACGATTTAATCCTACTGCGGTACCGCCACGATTGCTTGGACTAACTTTCTGGCGCATCTCTAAGCCACGCTTCGCATTAGCGGCCATTGCTTCTGTTGCTCTATAACCCATTTAATCTCTCCTTCAATAAGCTAAAGACTTCACGATATCGATGCATCTTTGGCATCGACTCATTAACTTCTTGTATCTCTAACACTTCTTCCATTGTACCATTCTTTATTATGTTTTCGATGGTGCGAAAACGACTATCGCAGTAGCAATAGCCTAAAAACACTTTACGATTCATTTGCCTAGTCGTGCAACAAATGCTTCTTCAAGTATTGCTAGCTTAGGATGATCCTTTGCATTGTCGTGTAATGTCTTACGCAAATCAGTAACGATATCTACTGTATCGTTTCTAATCATTTGCAAGTACACTCTGACTATGCCGGGATTGTTTAATCGTTCACGTATTGTTAACATCTTTTTTCTTCCTTACACGTTTAGGCTTTGCTTCGACGGGCTGTGGCGTCATAGGCACTAATACTTCATTGCCAGGTAATCCATTGCTCTTACGCATTCTTAACCAAACACTTTTAAACCAGTTCATATTGTTGTCCAATCAAATTTCTCTAATGTCAATCTCTGTTTTATTCTATCGACCATTAACTTATAAGGTGTTGTCGTATGTTCTTCATTGCTATTGATATGATACTCTTTAGCTAACTCAATAACTTCTTCTAACGTACCTTCATTAAGAATACGATCACGCTCTTGCATAAGTTCAAAGAGTGGCGCAAAATTTATTGCATTCATATATAAACCTTTTCGTAATCTTCTACATTGTCTGTCTCGTCTAGACCATCATAAAACTTACCATCACGCTTGTCTTTATACTTCAATGCACCAAACACCGATAGGAACTTTTGATTCTTCTTGCCCCATTGTTGTGTTAATTCTAAAAATCTATCACGTCCAAACATTATTTGTAGTTGCGTCTTACAATCTTCTGGACTTGGATTGATATCGTTCTTTGTATCAGTTAGTGTGTGCATAAAGCTTATACATTGGTCGATCTCAATCTCATTCATAAATGGACTGAGTTCTGTGACCATTTTATCAAAGTTCTTTATGTGCCCAACGTAAAATGGCTTGTCCATGATGCCTTGAAATGTGCTCAATGTAATGCTCCTTTAGTAATACTATCAATCATTTGATTTGTATCAACATTGATTTGGCCTTTAAGTTCTGTTGTTAGGCCCTGTTTATAATCTTTAAGGTATTGCTCTTGTTGTAATGCACCTAAGAATTGATGTATCGTTCGTAGACCAAGTATCTTCATCTCAAAGATATGTTTGTTATCATCACTTAGTTCATCAACATTCATACTCATCATCTTCTCTAATGATACTTCAATGTCTTTTACTAATGGGTCTACTGTAACGACTAACTGTTCGTCATCATCTCGGTATAGTTTGTATGTGTATTCTATTTGTTCATTCATATAATTTATTTTTTCATTTTGGTGCAGATATCACGGCCATTCACTGTGCCACCATAACGATAGCCATCCCAACATTGTTTACCATCTGCGCCTTTTTTCTTTGTGCCGGGCTTTTCAGTCATAGGCTTTTCATTAGTGCCATCACGGTACATTGTTCTGCCATTCATTGTCATACGTTGTGTTGCCATATTACTTACCCTTCATATCTTTCATTGGTTCTTTATAACCACTAGCATATGCCGCCGCCGCTTGCTTCTCAGCATCACTACGATTTTTATATGGCTTACCAGTGTCGCCCCATCTATACATCTTCTGACCTTTAATCATTATTGTTTGTATCGGCATTACTTAGTTCCTTCTTCTTAATACTATTTAGTTCTCTGCAAGTGTTATAGTGTTTTACTACGTTACTAGCAAACTTCAACGTTGTATTACAATGCTGGCACTTCCATGAACTAAACTCCCACTCATTAAACTTAACGTTATACTTTTGTATCACGCTAGTTTGTACGTTTGTGTGAGTTAACTTATGCTGAAGATGTAGTTGACGTGGGTTGTATTTCATCAACTATATATCGTTCGGCTAATTCTAGCTCTCTACGTTTGTACCAACTCTTACGCATATTCTCTCTATGCTCTAAACTCTTTGGTACACCAAGCTTTGCCAAGCGCATTTTCTCACGTTGCTCTGGCGGTTTGGGTACGCCAAGACATGCTCTACGCACGCCTTCTGCAACGTTATGCAATGCTGTTTCACTGTGTGGACCGGTACCACGAATCCACTGTGTAAAACCTAGTGGAGCATCTGTTGGCACAGTTTCATTAAGCTCAAAGCGTTTAATGTATTTGACATTGTTTTGGTCGTAACGGTGATATCTCATATAACTTTTCGTTTTCATACTTGTATTTACATCTCTATAATGTATTTGAATTTTTTTGTTTGTTTTCCAAATAGGAATCTAAGTGAGAAGATCGTCAAAACTTTCTTTATACGGAGCAGGTGCCCACCACCTGCTCGCTGTAAAAACGCTGACCTCGATTTTCTCACTTAAAATACTCATTTAAAATAACTCTTGTTTAATGTTGTTGACGTGTGGCTTCTCGCCCAATTCTTTGTTCTTTTCGTCAACAATACTCTCGCCTCTTTCATCACTTTCTTCAATAAAATCAAATATATCAAATACTAATCTGTTATCGACTTCTTCATCATATGGGCGACCTGTTTGCACAAAGTCTTTCGGACATACAACCTGTCTTTTCTGTCGTTTAAGTCTATCTATTTCATCAGTGTAAATATTCTTAACTTTAATCTCATACTCAGTACTTTGTGTTTGTAATAACCATTCGCACATTTTCTTAGCAAAACTATTCTTACTGAGTGGTGTATTGCTTACAATCTTAAAAATCTTGTAGATTTTGTCAATATCATAGCAGTTAGAAACTTTACTTAGTTCTACTATTTTTTCCATAAACACGCTGAAACTATTCTTTTGACGTTCTACCATTTGCTCATAATACTGTCCGTGAACTGGTCTTAGTTTTTGAATGTTTTCTGGATCATATTTTTTGATAATACAATACAACCACTTAGCGATTTCTTCCTCGTTCTGATAGACATTGTTCTGCCAATCATTTAGTAACTCGCTAGCTTCACGACTGCCTAAATCAAAGCCTTTTAACACAGCAATAGTGTCTAACAAACTAGTAGTGCTGAAAATGGGTTCCCAACGTCTATCTTCAGCAGTACTTCCACCACCAGTCAATCTAGCAGTTCCTTCATAGTTGTTACTCATCATAAAGAATCTAAACGTTCGTGGTGCTTGCACAGCATTCTCGCCCATTCGTCTTAATCTAAAGTTATGACCACCTGTCAAGTTTTTAAGCTCATTAATGTCCATAGCACGATTGTTTGACTCACTAATCTTGACCCAGACTCTGCCCCATAACTCACCATTATGTGTACCTTGAACTGTTTCTTTCTTAGCTTCGCCACAACATTCTTCTGTAAAGATTATTTCTAGTATTCT